TAAACAACGATGTAATTCCTTTGTATCGGGAATACTATACAATGATAATGCATCAAATTAAGAATCAGTTTAAGTTCAAAAACTTGCATTATAGTATTCCGCTGACCTCGTGGATAGAAACCGCAGAGGCATTTCTTCAGCATTGCCAGCATCTTTATAACCGATATGAGTTTACGGAACACGAATCAGCCTTCCAGTTTATTAATCAGATAACAATCCCAACGCTTACCAGTATTGAAAAGTCTGGACTACAGACTACAGATGGAATGGTATACTCTGATTATAATATCTATACTTCTACGGGCCGTCCAAGTAATGCATTCGGTGGCATTAACTTTGCCGCTCTAAATAAGAACGATGGCACCCGTGAGAAGTTTATCAGCAGATTCGGGGAGAATGGAACCCTTGTTCAATTTGATTATGAGGCATTCCATTTGCGATTGGCTGGAAACCTTATTGACTATCAACTTCCAGAAACCTCCCTACACACCTATCTTGCTCAACAGTATTATGGGACGGATGAGGTGACCGAAGAACAGTACGAGGAGTCAAAGGCACGTACCTTTGCCCTGATGTACGGGCAATCCGATGACACAGGCGGTGTAGAGTTCTTCAAAAAGATTAAGGGGTATTCCTCCAAGTTGTGGGAAGAATACCGCCAGAATGGATTTGTATTGTCAAAAACGGGTCGTAAGATAGTACTAGCAGACCCTACGAAGAACAAAGTATTCAATTATATGATGCAATTGACCGAGACGGAAGAAGCTATATCCAGAGTTGAGGATGTCTGCGGTTTCTTGGGGATGCACCAGTCCAAAGTTATTCTGTACACTTATGATGCAATTCTACTAGATGTCCACAACGATGAATTGGATTCTATGGAGAATGTATCTAAGTTGCTCAGTGCAGGTGGGTTCCCCGTCCGTCAATACCGTGGTCACAATTATGACCAATTAAATCTATATAAAATATAGTGTTATTGAAGAAAATTTGATACTTATAAGAAGCTGGCTAACAGTCTTACGAGTATCATATGAACGAAACGCAACTGTTATGTACCTTTATAGCGGCTGATAAGTTGGACGAAAATGTAGCTTTGGTAAAAAATTCCTATACATTAGCGTTCAACAACATATATGTGTTAGAAAATGTTGATGACCCAACGCAATTAATTTTGACTTACAACATTGTTGCTGGTTCATTAAAAGAACATTACGCACCACCAGCCTCAACCATATCCGTACATAGAAAAAAACAAACCAATACAATATATACTATTAACGCACTTAATGCATTAATAGCAAGTAAAAATGGTGGTAAGATAGATAAGTCCTATAAGATTGATTGGGATGAATTAAAGAACTCTATTTTAGTCACTGCGCATGGTCAATTAAAAATAGTTAAAACCAAAATAAAAGAAATATTAAACTTTTAGTAAGTAGGGCTTGACAAACTAAACAACCTGTGGTATACTTCTCCTACTTGGGGTATATTACAATAAACACCCATTAAACATTTTAAACGAGGTAAACACTTATGGCGTTAGACATCAATGCACTAAAGAGCAAGCTTAACAGTTTCAAGCGGACAGGCGGTGGGGACCGCGATGCTTCAATCTGGAAGCCCAAGGAAGGAAAGACAGTCATCCGTATCGTCCCGTGGAAGGATAACCCCGAGAATCCCTTTATCGAACTCTACTTCCACTATCTTGGTAACAAGACCCATCTCTCACCTCTTTCGTACGGCAATCGTGACCCGATTGCGGAGTTTGCTGATGCACTCCGTTCTGACCAGTCACGTGACCCGAAGGAGCGTTATGCCGAAGCTCGTCCATTCATGCCGAAGCTTCGTACCTATATCCCTGTCATCGTTCGTGGTGAAGAGGATAAGGGCGTTCGCTTCTATTCGTTTGGTAAGACGGTCTATCAAGAGCTTCTTTCATACATCTCTGACCCCGATTATGGTGACATCACCGACCCAAAGACTGGTCGTGACATCGTAGTTGAGTACATCCCGAAGGAGAAGTCAGATACAAACTTTGCCAAGACTTCTGTAAAGGTGAAGCCTTCGCAGACTCCTCTCTCGTCAGACTCTGCACAGATGAAGATGTGGATGACGGAGCAACCCGATATCAAGGAGCTTTACACCGAGCCTACCTATAATGAGTTGAAGGTTGCGCTTGAAAAGTATCTTGACCCTGACAATTCAGTTCTTCCTAGCACTCGCGACGATGAGCCAAAGTCAGTTGTTGCAGAGACTGCCGCTCCGAAGGAAAACGTCAAGAAGGCTGTTGACGAGTTCGACGCACTTTTTAACGACGATTAATTAACCAAAGACACGCTGTGTGCTAGGTAGCCTAAAAACTACCTAGTACCTGCGTGTTTTGTTACATAAGGGATTACTATGGCAAAAGAAATGAAATCACCAAAGAAGCCAGTTCCATCAGCAGACCGCGATGAATTGGCACAAGTTATCGCAGATAGCTTGAATAAATTATATAAGGATGGGCAAGTAGCATATTTCCTTGATGGTCAGGAAGAAACACCTACTGACCTGACAGACTTTATCTCCACTGGTAACACTATGTTGGATATTGCAATCAGCAATCGTCCTAATGGTGGTATTGCCGCTGGTCGTATCACCGAACTAACTGGATTGGAAGCATCTGGCAAGTCACTTGTTGGTGCATCACTTATCGCTACTACACAAAAGCGTGGTGGTGTTGCGGTTCTAGTTGACACCGAAAATGCGGTCAATGATGAATTCTTCCAAGCAGTTGGCGTAGATATGAAGAAGCTTGTCTATGTTCAGCACGATACAGTTGAGGATATCTTTGACTCCATCGTACACATTATTGAAAAAGTGCGTTCGTCTGCAAAGAAAGACAAGTTGGTTACTATCGTAGTTGATTCTGTAGCCGCCGCCTCAACCAAGACAGAACTGGCCGCAGATTTCAATAAGGATGGCTACGCTACTGCAAAGTCCATCATTATCAGTAAGGCGATGCGAAAGATTACCAATCTTCTTGGTCGTGAAAAGATTGCACTGGTATTTACCAATCAGCTTCGGTTGAAGATGAATGCTCCAGCGTTCTCTGACCCCTACACCACTTCTGGTGGTAAGGCAATCGGATTCCATGCTTCTACTCGCATTCGCTTGTCGCAAGTTGGTAAGCTGAAGGATTCGGCTGGTAACATCATTGGTATTACCACGAAGGCGGTGGTTACTAAGAATCGTTTGGGTCCGCCATATCGCGAAGCAGAGTTTGACATCTACTTCAATCGTGGTATTGATGACTACAGCAGTTGGCTTGATGTTCTCAAGGAGAATGGTATTGTCAAGCAAGCTGGCGCTTGGTATTCGTACAATGATGAGAAGTTCCAAGGAAAGGACTTCCCTACGTTCCTCGAATCAAATCAGGAACGGAAGAGTGAATTGTATGACAAGATTTGCGAAGCACTCATCATGAAGTACGAAAAGGATTTTGACCCAACGGCTGTTAATAAGGAAGCCGCCGAAGATGAGGATGAAGTTTCACCACCAAACAAACAATTGCTAAATGACTGATTTATTGAAGGCGTTTAATGATATGCAATTTGATAATAGGGACATAGGATATAATTCCCGTGTCCTTATTATCGATGCACTTAACACCTTCATGCGGAGTTATTCAGCTATTCCATCTTTGGATGATGATGGACATCATATAGGTGGAATGTCTGGATTTATGAAGTCATTAGGGTTTGCTATTCGTAGTTTCAAACCTACCAGAGTTGTACTCGTCTTTGATGGTAAGGGTGGCTCACAGCGTAGACGAAAGATTTATAAGGAATACAAAGCAAATAGAAAGCCGCCTACTCGTCTGAACAGGCAGTATGATATGACTACAGATGAGCAGGAAAAAGAGAATATGAAATGGCAATTGGTATCTCTTGTGGAAATGGTAGAATGTCTACCAGTGTCTATTCTCGCTTTGGATAACATAGAAGCAGATGACGCTATCGCATATTTCTCCGAATTAGTTACGAAGAAAGGTGGTACGTCTATCATCTATTCTACTGACAAAGACTTTTTACAAATGGTCAGTGATAATGTCAAGCTATACAATCCAGTTAAAAAGAAAACGTTTGATGTAGATATCGTACTGGAAACATACGGCGTTCACCCAAACAACTTTGTATTCTATCGGTCACTGCTTGGTGATAAGAGCGATAACATTGATGGCATCAAGGGCGCTGGTGAAAAGACGGTGTTGAAATTTATTCCAGAGTTGGCTGACCCCAGTATAGAAGTCAATCTGAATTTGCTTGAACAAAAATATGCTGATATTAAAAAGAAGCCAAAGCTTGTAGAAAATATATTAGACAATACGAGCGTGGTAAATAGAAATTTACAACTGATGAATTTGCGTGATGTGGACATCAACATCGATGCAAAGATGAAGATATTACATAAGTTTGAAGAAGGGTGCCCACCACTGCGCAAGGCTGACTTGACAAAGTTGATGGTTCGCACTAAGATTATAGGAAGTATTCCGCAGTATGATGAATGGATTACTTTTACTTTTACGCCTTTAGCGAGATATTATGGTAAATCATAAACAATATGATAAGAATGTAGATACACTGGCAAAGTTTGGTCCAAGCTTCCAGTCAAAAGCTGTGGCTGCGATGCTGAACTCTCCAGACTTTTTAGCACAGTCCTACGATATTATCAATCCAAACTTCTTTGAGTTGGAAGCAAATCAGTGGATTGTTGAAACCACGTTAGACTATTTTGATGACTATAAGGTGCTTCCTACTCTTGAAGTGTTCAAGGTTGAAATGAACAAGAGTATTAAGGATGATACACTACGTACTTCTATCATAGAATCGCTCCGTGGTATTTTCAATAAGATGCAAGATAATGATTTGGATTATATCAAGGATAGTTTCTTGGATTTCGCTAAGAACCAAACGTTGAAGTCTGCTATCATCAGGTCAGTAGACCTACTCCAGATTGGTCAGTATGGTGAAATCAAGGTCTTGGTGGATAGTGCACTTCGAAGTGGTCAGCCCAAGACAGTCGGTCATGATTGGAAGAAGGATTTTGAAAAGCGTTTGACAAAGGATGCACGTGACACGATTTCAACTGGATGGGATGCTCTTGATTCTCTTATCGGTGGTGGATTGGCTGGTGGTGAGTTGGGTGTTGTTATCGCTCCCTCTGGTGTGG